TTAAGCACACTCAAAGACACTCCTTTAGGTTTAATGACTGATATGCAAATATCCGTTCAAGCCATGGATACTATTGCAACGAAAACAGATTTGCAGAGAGATAACAATTTAAATCTATATGAAATAATAGGCACAACTATTTTGTTGTTGATATTTTTAATCATTGTGCCTAGATTAAATGTTTTATGGACCGCTGGAATACTGTTGTTGAGTGTCAGCAGTATAAGTTATGCAAGTTGGTATATGTATTCCTCGATGAATGTGATGGTTGATGCCAGTTGGGCAGTGCTATTGCTTTCAATCACTTGGGCACACTTGACATTCAATAATTTTGCTACACAAAGTAGATTAAGACAACAAATTAAAAAACAGTTTGAACACTACCTAGCACCTGACATGGTAGCAAAACTGCAGAAAGATCCTGGACTATTGAAACTGGGTGGAGAAACAAGAACAATGACATTCATGTTTTCAGACATACGTGGCTTTACTCCAATCAGTGAAAAATACAAAGGCAATCCTGCAGGACTTACAAAATTGATCAACAGATTCTTAACACGAATGACTGACATTATCATCAGCAATGGTGGAACCATAGACAAATTCATGGGTGATTGTATCATGGCATTCTGGAACGCACCATTAGATATCAAAGACCATGCCAATAGAGCAGTTAAGAGTGCAATTGAAATGCAAAAGGAATTGAAACGCCTTAACAAAGAATTAAAGAAAGAAAAGTTGCCAGAGATCAAGATAGGTATAGGTATTAATACAGGTGAGGCCTTGGTGGGTAACATGGGATCTGAACAAAGGTTTGATTACTCTGTGATAGGAGATGATGTCAATCTAGCAAGTAGATTGGAGAGCAGTTCAAAAGAATTAGGCAGTACACTTGTGATAGGTGAAAAAACTAAAAATCAAACAGATGGGTTCAAGTTTAACAGTTTGGGCACAATCAAAGTCAAAGGCAAAACTGAAAAAATAAAAGTGTTTACTATAAAATAGTTATTTTTTGGATTTGTTATTCTTTTCTTTTTCTTTTTGTTCTAGCAACATATTCAGTTTTTGAGTCAATCTGATCATATCATTGTCTAGCATTCTAATTCTATCTATCAAACCAATCAATGTTCTGTTTGCATCTGAAAGCACAGGCTTGATTTCTTTTGTTACCCATATCCACACATAGTAGACAAAGTAACCTAGTCCAAATGCGGCTATGATTGGAAATCCAAATTCTTTAATTGCGTTGGCTAGTTCTACAGTCATTAGTCTTTCCTTGCGTCTTCTTTTCCTTCGTTAGCGGCTATTCTATCCACATTAGGTTTTACACCTTCTATATGGGACAGCAAGGTATCTATTTTTATTAAATCGTTGTTCATTGTTTGAACTCTGTTGTCTAAACTTTGAATTATGTTTTTCAAACCACATACAGAGCCTGTCACTGTGGCTAATATGAAACGCAATATGATAAAGATGAAGATTCCTGATGCAACTGCACCTGCTATTGGGAACCCTACTTCTGATACAAATGTTAAAAAATCCATAAATTATTATGTAGGTATTTATCTATGGCCCATATACCTTGCTTTTTTTGGTTGTTGACAACACATAAAGTTTATGTTATACTGTTCACTAATGCTTTATCCTGTTCCATTTCTGACTTATATACGGTAAATAGTGAAAAAGGGTCATTTATGAAGAAAAAAACACGTTCGATATTGGATGAACTGAACCGGATTTCAGAAAGCAGAAACACTGAACACTTTTTGGAAACTACTGGCAGTAATCTTATTGAAAGTGCTGTAAACTTACTAGGTGTGATACAGAGTCATTACCCAGAAGAAACAGCAGTTGAACTAGAAAGACGTTTCATAAACAGTATCCGTAATGGTGATCCTAAAAAATTTAAAGTTGGAATTAAGAAGATAATTGATGAAAAAAAGAATTAATGAAGGCGGCAACATCTTTAAAACACAAGATGGACAGCCGGGCACTATCCGAATTAATAGAGTTGATGTAGAGCCAACAATTCAATGGCTTGAAACAATCACAGGCTTAGAACTTACTGACTACAAACTTGGTACAACAGGACTTGCTCCATCATCTGGAGATATTGACCTTGCTGTTGATCAAAACAAAATTAACAAAGAACAATTAATTGCAAAACTGTCTGGCTGGTTAAGATCAAAGAATATGGATCCAGCAGAGTACATCAAAAAAAGCGGAGTAAGTGTACACTTTAAAACTCCTATTCAAGGCAATATTAAAAATGGAAATGTACAAACTGATTTTATGTTTGGAGATCCTGAATGGATGAAATTTAGTTTGAGTGGAACTGTTGGTAGTCAATTTAAGGGCAGTGATAGACACGTGATGTTAGCCAGTGTAGCAAAAGCACAAGGCATGAAATGGAGTTTTAAATCAGGTTTAATGGATAGAGAAACAAATGAAGTTATCACAAAAGAGCCAGATAAAATTGCAGAGTTGTTGTTAGGTAAAGGTGCAGTAGCAAAAGACTTGTCCACAGTTGAAACTATCCATGCAAAAATTAAAAACAGATCAGACTTTGCTAATCTTATTGCAGACGCCAAAGATAGTTTTGATAAGATAGGAAAGAAACTTCCAGAGCACATAGTTACAGGTACAACTGTATGGTTTAGAAATTTATTGGACAGGATCCCAGAATGAAATTAGTAGAATTTAAAAAAACGTCTGGCAAATGTAAGCCTATCGTAGAATCAGCAAGAATACAACACGCAGAAGATTTAATATTGTTTCATGGACACCAAGGTGCCTTAAAAGCAATTGATATGTTAAAAAATATTGCAAGTGGCAAACAAGGTGTGTCAATCAAGTGGGATGGTTCACCAGCAGTTGTGTTTGGAAACAATCCTAACAATGAATTTATATTCACAGACAAAGCAGGATTCAATGCAAAAAACTATGATGGCAAGAGCACTAATGCAGATGATTTAGAATCCATGATTATGAGCAGAGCCAAAGATACTGCAAAAAGAAAATCTTATGCACAATACAGTATGAAAATGAAACAAGCATTTCCAACAGTGCAACAATCAATGCCTGATAATTTTCAAGGATACTTTGTAGGTGATATGTTATATTTCCAACAACCACAAAAAGAAGGCAGTAGATTTGTTTTTAAACCTAATGTTGTTGAGTATAGTGTAGATGCTAACAGTATCATAGGCAAAAGAATTGCAAACAGTAAAGTGGGTGTTGTGATACACCATGTTATTAATGAACAAGGAACAATCAGTCCTCTTAAAGATACAAATCTTTTCAAAGACAGCGGACTGTTAGCACTGCCACCGTCAACAAAAACACATCCTGGTAATGTTGATACAGCAATGTTACAATCTGCAGACGCAGAAGTGAGAAAAAATGCAGGTGCTATTGATATGTTTTTAAACAAAGGAAAATTAACTGAACTTAAACTTACCGATTTGCCAAACATTTTGTACACCTATGTGAACAGCAAAGTGGACACGGGATTAGACAATCTTGGTAAAGACTTTGACCAGTGGTTGGACAGTAGCACGGTGAGTGCTCCAAAGAAAGCACGTGTGAAAGAATATATCATTAGGAACAAAACAGGCTTTGATGCAGTGTTTAGAACCATTGCAACTCTAATGGAAACCAAAGATATGTTGGTAGATCAACTGGATGCAACTGAATCAGATATCATTGCAACAATAGACGGTGAAAAGGGCGGAGAAGGTTATGTAGCAGGTGCTGGTGGTGACAGCATGAAATTGGTGAAACGTTCTGGATTCACTAGAGCCAACAGAGCGATAAATAGATAAGGAGAACACAATGAAAGCAAAAGAATTTATAAAAGAGTTTAAAGGTATTGATCCATTAGATGATCCTAACAGAGGAATGGACAGGGATTTCAAACAGGAACCTTTGTTCAACCAACTAGGTAAAATTTTGGATAGCCAAGGAAATCCAAATCCACTTGATACTGTTGTAACTGACGATGGCAAAAAGTTTAAAGTGAGTGCCAGACAAGCAGATACTATTCGCAAATTGATGACAAGTAGCCAAGTTAAACCTATGATCAGATCAGAATTTACCAAAGCAATGCAAAATAGTGAAACTTTGTCTAAGTTTTTAGAAACAAATGACATGGTTCAATTGTTCAAGAGTATGTATCTAGGGGCAGGCGATGGAAAAGCAGAGCCAACAAACTACTAAAACAATCAACACACACATGAACTTCATTCATTCGTTGTATGAAGCGAGAATGACTCGCGACACACGTAATCAAAAAGTATTGACCTATACAGATTGTTGTGAAAGAACATACCTTTCACTGTTAGTGCTTGAACTTCTTACCAAGTATGCAAGACACAGATCCAGTGCTAGAGCATATGCAAAACGCACTGTGGGTTCAACAAACTACGACACATTTAAAATGAGTTCAACTGACTTGTACAATTTTATATATTTTGTTACAGGTGATCAAGAAGCAATGAACAAGTTGAAAGATCCAAAAGGTGCTATGGCAATGAGAAAGAAAACAACAATGCCTTTGATGGCTGTCAATAGATACCTGAGCAGAATGAGTGTAGGCTCCATGCAGAGAGGCAACACCCAATTATTCTTAAATCTTGAATCAGCATTAAACATCAGCAACACCTCATACAAAGCAGTGCGTAGAGCATTGTTAGACTACGACTCATTGAGCACTAGAGATAGAGAAAACACTGTGACAAGACTTGTCCAGGCTGTTAGAGCCAAACTGAGAAGTTCAGACATAATTGATGACCTAGAAAGATTGGTTGCAGATAAAAGTTTAGAAACAGGCAGAGTCAGTGACAATGAACCTAAAATAAGTGTACCTGATATCAATGTACAAGGTAAAGAATTGAGTATGTACAGATATCTTGTAGGTGCAAAAAACATTGTGCAAGTAAAACGTTTTGTTGACTTGGCTTTAAGCAACAAATCAATTCCTAGCACAGTGGTACAAGCATACCTGCCAGCAATTAAAATGATGCATGACATTGTGTCTGGTGGCCCAGCCTATGTCAGTATGTTTCGTGCATTGGCAGAACGTGCCAAAAAGAGCAAAAAGTAAACAGTCTAGTTAATTTATTACCAAAATCTATAAATAAAAGTAACCTCATCCACTGAGCGTGGATTAGGGCATTAACGAGAAAAAACGGAGAAAAGAAATGCCTAGTATAACAAAAACAAATGGTTTCTTGAACAATTATGTTACAGGAACTGTTTTTCAAAACGCAAATCTTGGCTTCTACGTAGCAACAATTAGATCAACTTCTAATGGTTCAAACACGGCTGTGGACTTAAGAGACGCAGATGGTGATGGTGCCGGTGAAGCAGATCAAATCGTTGAATTGGCTGTAAAAGGTACAAATGCAATTGCCTACTTCGCTCCCACAGGGAACGCAGGAACACTTGCATTGATCGTTGACGACTCACAACATGACGCGACTTCAATCGCTAGATTGTTAGAGGAAATCACGGGTGTTGGTACTGATACAGTAGTAGCGGCGGCAGATCAATTAACTTTCGCATAATAGTTGAAAGTAAATTAATAATAAAATTAGGGCGTTTGAACATTAGACGCCCTTTTTTTACGACTGTGCAATAGTTTTTTATCAAAATGTATAAATAATTTTAACTTCGACGCACGGAGCGTGTGTCGGCATTAAGAGAAAATAGGAGAAATAAAATGCCAAGTTTAACAAATCAAGCAAAAGTAATTGCAGGTAATGGTGTTGGTACAAGAACTAGAATCATCAACCTTGCAAAAACAAACATGACGCAATCTGAATTGGATGCGGCTTTAGAATACCTAACACATGGTGATTCTACAGACAACACAACTGACGGACCTCACACAATCGCAGGTGTATCAGTATTAACTGAAGCAGGTGTTTTCACAACTGGAACTACTGACGATGTACAAGTAGCAATACAAGGTACAAGTGCTTTTACTGCCGGAGCCAATTTTGGAACTGGTAATACAGGTGTAACGTCAAGTTTACTTGCAGACATCACGTATGTTTCATAATAATTGAAACAACAAAGTGACTAATAATCACTTTAGTTAGATCAAATCTAAAAGGGCGGTTCTTTTTAGGATCGCCCTTTTTTTTATCTCCATAAGTATTGTAAGACAAGAGAAAACAGTCATATGAGATATCAAGTACACACATTAATTGACATTACACCAACAGGAAAAAACCGTGGTAGAAGCGTGGAAGGTAAATCTGTTGACCAACAAACCAATTGGTTAACTTTTCAAAACTGTGCCATGTTGCGTACCAATATGGAATTTGGTGAAGTCACTGTTACTGATGAAATTGTAGACAAATATTTGTTTGGCAAAGACTTTGAGGGCAAACAAAAAGTATGGTCAGTGACATTGATTCCAGCGATAACCACAGCAGTGTCTACAGATATGCTTAAAGATGATTGTGACCTAGTGCCCATGATTAATGGTCTGGATGAGTCCATTAAACAACACAGTAATTTATTCATGACTAGAGATGAAAACAAAACTAACATACTGTTCATTAACACTTCAGATAATGTGGATAAATCTTAGTATAAATAAATGTCTATAGGCGCTAATATAAATTTAAGGCAGAACACTAGGCCTCTTCCACAGAGAAAAATTAACATTGGAAGCGAGGAGCAAAATGGCGACCAAACTTGAAAAAGAAAATTTAGAAGCACACGTAGATTTGTGCGAACAGAGATATAAAAACCTTGAAACTCGTTTAGAAAAAATCGAGGAAAAGGTAGAAAATATCCACGAAGACATACAGTCTGGTAACAAGAGCATGGTTAAAGTAATCATAGGTGCCACAGGTACTATTGTTGCAGGGCTGTTAAGTACCATTGTTGTACTATTATTGAAGTTTCCTGGTTAATACCCAACCATCACTTAATCACTAAATACTGATATGCAAATTAAAGAGATCATATCTGAAGGCGTTGTACAAATCTGGAGCCGTACAGGTGGTAAGATGGTCAGAAAGTATCGATGCACATCTGGACCTAGAAAAGGTAGAATTGTAAGTGCACCTGGCGTATGTACTCAACCTAAGAAAGTAAAATCTATTTTTGCATTAAAAAAAGCAAAAGCAAGACGAGGATCAACAATTAGAGTAAA